TTTCGATTTCAGTATCGGGATATACTTTTTCTGATAATTCTTTTAAGTTCATAATTTTAGTTTTTAGTTTATAAATTTTTTCCTATTCTATCTTCCAATAATTTTTGCAATTTCTCTTTACAGTTTGGTAATAGTTTACCTTTTGAGTTGTATAAATCATGTACGTTAATTGCGAAAAGTATAAAATCACATTCTCCATATTCAGGCGGATCAAAATAATTTCCATAAGAAGGTTTTCGATATACTTCAACTTCAACCTCAAAATCTACAATAGCAATGCAATTAAAATTATCATCGTAAATTTCTAAATCTTTGCAATTAATATAATCATCAAACCAATTATAATTTTCGTTACAATAATTGTTGATAGTTTCTAAAATTAAATTTTCCATTTTTTTTTAAATTAAAGTTGTTATAATAAGTAATGCAAAAAATAAAATTGCTATTCCAACAGCAACTTTTGTAGCTGTATTTAATACAAAGTCTAATTCTTTTTTTTCTTTTTTAGTTAGTTTCATTTTAGTTAGTTTTTAGCTATAAAAATAATTTCTTTATAGTCGTTATTAAAAAATCTTTGTCGTTCGTTAGGTAAGCTAAAAATGTGGTTAAATTGGCTTTTAACTTCCTGGCTTCTATTTTTAAAACTACTTTCTAAATTTTTTGGAGTTTCAAAGTCTAAATTTTCAAAATTTATATTGGCTACATTTAAACCATTTTTTACACAAAATTTATAAAATTTTTTTAAGTTTTTTATTTTAGTATTATTCATTTTTTTAATTTTTAGTTATTTTTTTATATAGCTATGCTTTTATGCTACATTAGATAAAAAACCTAATTTAACATTTATTAACCCCTCAAATTAATTAATCAAGCAAAATCTACACTTCCAAGCTACGCCAATTTCTTATTTACTTCTCCTTTCGGAATGGCTTTTTTGTTCAGTTATTTTTTACCTTTCGGAATGTAGCACCCGTTGACAAGCTAAATCATTGCGGGATTTTTTATAACTGTTAGATATTACTTTTTGCGTTACCGCTTCGCCTACTATTCAATTACTCGAATATACGATAGTTTTTTTTCAGTAAACTGGCAAAACTTTTTTGGGAAAGTCTATAAAAGAAAAACCCCTCGAAACAAATGAAGTGGATAAATTTGTTTGAGGGTTATCTTATTTAAATCATAAACGAATAAAATCAGATAATCAAATCCGATTTCCACTTCGTTTTGATTAAGGCAAAGATATAAATTTTCTTTTAATCCAAACATTTTTTAATTAATTTTTGTTATATATTTTTTTTTAAAGTTTAAAATATTTTCAGATCCCCAATTTATAGCTTTCTTTTTTGCCTCAATTCCTGTAAATATTAATACCTGGATTGAGTTACTAGAATTTTCAAAATAAGTTATTTTATACATTTTACAATTTTTTTAAATTAAACGGTATAGCATCAAGACCATAATCAAAAGTATAACCAATTTTAAGGCACTTTTTAAGCATTATTTTACATGCAATATAACTATTATTCATTTTTGAAAATTTATGCATTAAATCTATTATTTCAATAGGTAAATTTTCAGGAGTTTCAAATAAATCTTTCATTTTTTTTTAGTTTAAAAAGTTATTAGTAATTTTTTCAAAATCTTTTATTGAGTGAATACCGTTTGTTAATTCCTTCCAGTACTCAATTTTGTTTCTATGTTTATAAATAAATTTTAAAAATCTATTTATTTGTGAAGTATTGGCGCAAAAAACGTTAAATTTTCGCCCGTCATAAAATTTTATTTCAAATAATGTAGTTTGCATTTTTTTATAGTTTTTATTTGTTAAAAAATTGGTAAATTAGTCCGTTTGTTTTACTGTTAAATTTTGCGATTTCTTTTTTTGGGTTCGTAATTGATAAATAAATATTTGTACTATTTTTAACCTCAATTTGGTAATACCCTCTAATTATTAAATTTATTTCCTTGTTTATACAATTTGAACCTTTGTAAATTGTATCGTTTTTTGCGTGGTTTTTATCAATTATTATAATTTGTCCGTCACTTTGATAATTTAAGTAACATTTTTCCGTTGGGTAAAGTTCGGGAACTACATTTATTTTTTCAAGTTCAGGACTTGAGCAACTGCAAAGCATTGATAAAAGTATAAATACTAAAAATGTATATAAATAAAACATGCCAATACTTGCGCCTCTTTTACTATTGTTAAATTCTGAATTTTTCATTTTTTTATTTTTTTAAATTAGTTAGTTTATTTATTATTTTTTCAGTTTCTGTATTTATTTTATTCTCATAAAATTTTATTATTTCTGAATCATTGGGATCATTTTGTTTTTTTAAGTTTATTAATATTTTTTTAAGGTCGGATAAAGTGCTGGTATATTTCATTTTTTCTAATTTTTAAGTTTAATATATTAACAGGCTTTTATTAATTCATTTTGAATTTTAATACTTTCAAGTTCAACAAAATCAATATAATTTTTTACTAAATTTTTATTTTTACTAAATTCATTAGCTACATAACAAACAATTTTTAAATCCTTCTCAAAAAGTTTTTTAATTTCCAGGTTCAAACCTTTGCCCAAAGTACCGAAGCAAGTTGTATTTATTTTTGTAATACCATTAACACAATGAACCGAAGCCCATATTTTTGTATTATCAATAAAAGTCAATTCAAATAAGTCAATAATTTTCATAAGTTTAAAATTGTTTAATTAATTTAATAGTTTCTACATTATAACTAAGTAGATTTTTTTTGTTTTTTCTACATATCAAAAAATGATTATTAAAAGATAAGTCACTAAAAATAATACCTTGATCCGATATTGATAAAAAACAAAAGTTGTTTTTAAATTCCTTTGTGTTACTTAGTAAATTAGCTACTTTGTCAAATTGCTGGTTAATTTGTTCGTTTATTGAGTTCATAAGTTTAAAATTTAGTTGTTTAAAGTATAAATAAAGCGCTAAAATAAGTTAGTAGTATATTGTATTGTTTTTATAATTTTAGCGCCTTAAAAGTTGTTTAATTAGTTTTTATATATTATTGTTTTCAAAATATTGTATTAATTCATTTTCTAATTTGTCACTTAAAATTAGATTTCCATTTGTATAAAATGTTTTTAGTTCATAATCGGTTATATTATAACCTAATATATCAAAATATTGATCTTTTAATTTTTTTATTAATTTCATTTTTTTAAGTTTTTAAAAGTTATTAATTTGCACCACTACTGAAACTATAATTATAAAAAATGTAAATAGTGTTATTTGTATTATTGTGTTAATAGTTGGATCGGTTTTTTTACGTTTCATTATTTTAGTTTTTAAATAGTCCAATAATTAAAAAAATCCTCTAAAACATATAAACTATAAAAATTATCTTTGAAATAATTTTCGAGATCTTTTTTATTTTTATATTCTAATTCATAGTTAAATTCATATTTATTTTCCTCACAATAAAACGATATAACTTGAAACAATTCGTTTGCCGTTAATTCATTAAATTTTTTACCGATTAAATTTGTTAATTGATTCATAATGTTTATATTTTATAGTTTATATTTTTTTTATTGTTTCCAGGCTTTTGTACAACGTTTTGAAGTATATAAACCGTTATAATAATTTGAGGCTGTTTTATATTCATTTATTAATCGTTTTAATTCAATTCTATAATCTTTATAATATATAAAATCAAATTGATTAATTTGGTCAATAGTTTCAACTCCTTCAGATGTTTTAATATTTAAATAAGTCATAATTTCTAAGTTTTTTAAATTAAAGGTTTTTTTGAGTTTCTGAAAATATTAAATAATGGTATAATTTTAAGGTTTTATTATAATCAAAATCTTTGTCATTGCCTGTTAAACTGTTTAAATAATTATTGATATCGTAATTAGTAAATAAAAAGTTAAACGGTAAGCCTTGCAAATAATCAGAAAAACGATCCTGATTATTAGGAAACTTTTGCAAATTATATGCGTGGTTTGAATTTCTTATAAATTCAGTATTTAAATAATTACAGGCTTCTTTTAAGTCGTTAAAATTGTTACCATTGTTATCGGTAACACTTTCTAAAATATGTAATTTAATTGCGTTTCTTACTTGTTTTGAGTTAGTTTTCATAATGTTTAGTTTTTATAGTTTATATTATTAGTTTTTAATTTGTAGTAAATGGTTATTTTTTTTAGCTGCAAAATCTTTTATTTTATCAATTTCATTTATAGAATCAAAACCGTAAACTTTTTTATCTATGGTATTAATTATAAATATCATTTCATTTTTGCTTAACATTGCAGAAAATGAAGCGTATAAAGTATTCGCCAAAATTAAATATTCATTATGCGTTATTTCAATAGGCATATTTTTAAAAAAATCTTTCATTTTAATAATGTATTTATATTTCGCTATTCTGTAGCTCATCAGTACTAACAAATATTAGTATATATAAATGTACACTTTGCGAAGCGAATGCCTTTCGACCTTAACGCTATCTTATCGGTTACAGGATAAGTTGCTTTCTATTTTACTGCTGTAAAAGTTAGTATTATTACTTCCTTTCTACCATACAAATATACGGTATTTTATAAACAACTACCAAATAAAAAGATAACTTTTTTATAAAAAACTATAAAATAATTGTAATTAATTTGTAAGTAGTTGATAATTAATAACTTAAAGATAAATAAAGTTGTAAGAAAATACAACAAATAAAGTAAGATAAAGTATTAATACTAATCAAGTCAAATAAGGCTATATAAGAAACAATAAAAGCAAAGTGAATAAGATATAAAGATTTTACATAACTTTGCCTTAAATCTATTAAAAGTATCAATTATGAATAAGAAGCAAACAAACACAGAAACAAACACAAAGACACAAACCGAACTTACTCCAGGCGCAAAAGAACTAATTAAGACAGCAACCGAAACAAAAGGATCAAAGGAACTAACAGCAACACAACCGAAGACAGTTACTAAAACTATCAATCATAAAAGTAAAGAAGCCCAAGAAGAAAGAGAAAGAAAGTTTAACTTAATCATAAAGGAAATAGAAACAAAAGGGCAAAGCCTAACAAAAGCCACAAAGAAAATAGGCTTAGATAAAAAAAGTTTTATGCTGATGATAGAAAAAGACACCTCTCTTTTACACCAATACACACGCGCAACCGAAGCCCGCGCCGATCTAATCGCCGAGCGCATGGTACGCAACAGCCACAACCGCGCTAATGACTTCTATACAGACTCAGAAGGTAACTTGAAACCGAATCCCGTTGCAGTTCAAAGGGACAGGTTAATACTTGATACAGATAAATGGCTATTGTCAAAGCTAATGCCTAAGAAATACGGAGACCGTTTAACCTTAGACGGCGAAGTAAAGACAGGGCAACCGCTAACAATAGAAAACATTAACATGATTTTAAACGAAATCAAGGAATAAAGCCTATTTATAAGCCTTCGCGCTGCTTTTATGCGTGATACTTTGAGCAACCAACACACAAACCAACCCAAATTTGTAGGAAAAACAAAGGTACAAACGCGCAAAGGTCAAAATTAACATTGTAGCATTGATAGGGCTTCAGTTAGGTTGCGCCACGCGGTGAAGACAAGCCACAAATGTAGGAAGGGAAGGGTATAATAATAAAAAGTTTTGAAGTTGAAGGATAGGGAGTATAAATACACCAAAAATATTTTTTACCAAAATTCACTCACAAAAAACCGTTTTTCTAAAAATAAATTTTCAATTTGCGAATTGCGATATGCGTTTCAAAAAAAAATTTTTTTCAAAAAATCTGATTGTAAAAAACTAATTCTATATTTGCATTAAACTAAGATTATGAATGATGTAGTTGCGATAGAGCAGTTAAGAGTAGTCCAGGCGAAATTAATGTCGAGTTGTATGACTTTTACAAAATACTTCTTTAAAAAGCGTTATGGAAGGAGTTTTGTAGTTAATAGCCATCACGAGATAATTTGTGATGCATTGGATAAGGTAATTAGAGGCGATATAAAGAAATTATGCATTAGTATAGCTCCACGATATGGAAAAACGGAATTAGCGGTTAAAAACTTCATTGCATTGGGTTTAGCGCATAATCCTAGTAGTAAGTTCATACATTTGAGTTATTCTCAGAGTTTGGCTTTTGATAACAGCGAAAGTGCAAGAGATTTCGTTGGGAGTGAAGATTTCAATACTATTTTTCCTTATGTTGAAATAAGCAAGACAAGTGCTAGTAAAAATAAGTGGCATACTACGAGAGGTGGTGGAGTGTATGCAACTGCAACTGGTGGGCAGATTACAGGTTTTGGTGCAGGTGAAGTTGATAGAGAGATTTTCGAAAATTTACCCGAACAGACAAAAGTATTTGCTGGGGCGATTATTATCGATGATGCATTAAAACCTGATGATGCCCTGTCTGATTTAAAAAGACAAAGAGTAAATGAGAGGTTTGAAACTACGATTAGGTCGAGAACTAACAGTAGGGAAACTCCGATTATAGTAATTGGGCAAAGATTGCACTCAAATGACTTAATTGGGTATTTAAAGGAAACTGAAGAAGAAGAATGGACTTTTATTGATATTCCATGCATAACTGTTGATGAATACGGAAATGAACACGCATTATGGGAATTTAAGCAAACATTGGCTGAATTAAACCAAATCAGACAAATTGACGAGAATATCTTTGAAACTCAGTATCAACAGAACCCACAAGACTTAGTTGGCAAGTTATTACCATTGCAATCATTACAATTCTATAATTTTGACAATATACCAATAAGCTCTATCGTATTTAAGTTTGCAGTAGGCGATCCAGCAAATACAGGTGGTGATTATTATTCGATTCCATTTATGCACGTTGCGATTATTGAGGGTAAGCTTTTGTGTTTTGTCAAAGGGATTATTCATTCAAAAGAAGGGATTGAAATTATTAATGAAAAATTAATCGATAAGAGTAGGGAGCATTTTATAGAAGAAGTGTTTTTAGAGGTTAATGGAATAGGAGCTGCTGCTTTTATGTTATTGAAGCGCGATATGTCAAATAATACAAAAGTTAAGCCATTTACAGTTACTATGCCAAAAGAAGCAAGAATTTTAAGTAATAGTGAATTTATTAAGAAACATTTTATATTTGACGAAAACTATCAAAAAGATGTAGAATATTCAAGATTTATTAATCATGTTACAAGTTATGAGAGAGAAGGGCAGAATACTCATAAGAAAGATGCTATTGATAGTTTAGCTAGTGCTGCTAACATTTTAAAAATAAAATATAAAAGTTTATTATATGGATAAGATAATAATTTACATAAGCAATTACAATCGAATTGGTGGAGTAGAAACGTTTGTAAATAATTTTATTAAGAGATTACATACGCATTATGATATAACATTAATGTATGATAATGTAGATACTTTGGAATTAGTGTTAAGTATATTTGAATATTGTAATTTTGAAAAAATAATGCCTAAAGTTAAGTATAAATGTGATTATTTTATTTGTTCTTCTGCTTGGGGTTATGAGCCGTACGATCAAATAGATGCTAAAAAGTATATACAAATGGTACATGCTGACTATGGATATTACATTAAAGGTTGGAATTTTAGTTATAATAAACACAAAAAAGTAACGCATCATGTTTGTGTAGGGCAATTAGTTGCTGATAGTTTTGAAAAAGCAACTAAATTAAAATGTGATGCAATTATATATAATTTGTTAGATAAAAATGTAGTTCCTGTTGATAAGGTTAAGGGTAATAAATTACAGTTAATAACATTATCCAGGCTAAGTGGCGAAAAGGGATTTGACAGAATGGTAAAGTTTGCAGAGCAAATTCCATGTGATTATGAGTGGAACGTATGGGGTAATATAACTGGTATTTGGGCGCAGGCAATAGTTAAGAAATTTAAGCATTTGCCTAAAGTAAAGTTCAATGGAATAACTACAAAGCCGTACAATGAAATTGCTAAAGCAGATTATTTGGTACAATTAAGTGATACAGAAGGCTATTGTTATAGTGTTATTGAGGCTTTACAAATGAATACTCCTTGTATTATTACTCCGTTTACAAGTGGTAATGAACAAATA